CGAAGCGTGCCGCTCTTCATCCTCCCGAGCACAAAGTTGGGATCGTGGTTCAGGAGAGCGCGGATATCGGATTTCCCGAGCGCCAACGCGAACGCCCCAGGGGCGATCTTTTCGCGGAATCCCCAGAGGTCTTCCGACAGCGAGTTGAAGACCGCCGCGTGTCCTGCGATCTTGCCGCGCCCGCCCGTTTCCGGAACGATCGTGCGCAGTTCGCAGTTGCCGGTGAATCTGCGCTCCCTGTTTTTGTTCATGATCACTCCCAACAATGAAAAAAGGGCCGCAACGCGACCCTTGGGGAAATCAACTCTTCTCGAGACTTATTCGACCGGCTTCGCTTCGTCTGCCGGCTTTGGCGCTGCCGTTCCCGCTTGCACCATGTTGAGGGGGATCAGATAAACGTCCCCTTGCTCGGGCGGCAGAGGGTTCATGTTCTCCAGTCGCCGGATGTCGTTCGCGGAAAGCCATCCGTTATTGCGCCCGATCGCGTAGGAGTCGTACCTCGACTTGAGGTCCCCGCGCATCAGGCCGTCGATCAGGAACTCGACGAAGTAGATATCCCTGTCTGTCGGTGGGATGAGGTCGCGCGTGAGCGCCTGCTCCCAGCGCACGAGCCAGGGCCGGATCGTGTCCCGGATGAATTCGAGCGATTGGTGCTCGATGTTCGAAAACGTCGCCCGCTCGAGGTCGGCCAGCATGTGGGGCGGCACCCGGAAGATACGCGCGATCTCCGTGATCTGAAACTTCCGGCTGATGATGAACTCGGCATCCTTTGGGGCGATCCCGATCGCCTGCCACTTCATCCCCTGTTCGAGGATCGCGGTCGTCCCGGCATTTCCCACCCCGCCGTAGTTCTGCTGCCAGAGCGTTCGGAACCGCGAAAGCGCTTCATCGCTCATCGCCTGGGGCGTTTCGAGAACGCCATTGATGTTCGCGCCGTTGCCGAAGAGGCGCCCGCTGTACTCCTCGTAGGCGAGGCCCAGCCCTATGGCTTCCCGGAAGAGCTCGATAGGGTTGAGCCCCGTCACCCCATCAGAAGAAAGCGCACGGATGTGCATGATCTCGCCCCGCCTCTGGCTCAGGAGGTAAGGACTCCCGGAATCCGGGTTGACCTTGTAGACGAGTTCTCCGTTCTTTGATCGATCCGCCTCGACGCGATCCGGATGAAGCGGCACAAGGCGCGCCGGCTGTCCCATCTTTCGGTCGATCTGGGCGTAGGCGTTGCCCCGAAGGGCGAGGTGCCCCTGGAGCATCTCGCGGAACTCGACCGATGTCTGTTCCTCGTTCGGCTGGTCATGGAGCAGCCGGTAGAGGAAATAGTCCGTCGCGCGCTCCTTGCCGTCGTTCTCGGTCCTTCGATAGACGATGAGTGGCAGCGTGGCCACGGTCTCTGCGAGAATCCTGACCGCCGCATAGACCGCCGTGAACCTCATCGCCGTATCTGCCGTGACCCGGATCCCGGTTGCCGTCACCGGCCCGCCGAATGAGGCTATGAGCCAGGGATCGGGATTAGCCAGGCCGGATCTTCTTTCAAACAGCCAGTCCCTTATCCGGCGGCGCAGGCTCATACGAATGCAGGCCCCCTGACCTCATATATGTTCCGTGTCTGCTTCCCGGAATCAGTCATCGCGCGGCCAAGCGCCATGATCAGGGCGATTGCGCCATCGGTCATGTTGTTGCCCCGCTGATGCTCGTCTTTCACGGGGAACACGTTGTCCTTGCGGTCCCGGTGGCCGATCACGTTGGACATCATCCATGCGAGAAGAGGATCGCCGTTGTGGTGGATCTTCCCGGACTTGATCAGCGCCTCGAGCAGTTTCGTGGGCTCGCTGAAATTTTTCACCGTGGCGCCGTAGTCCACCATCGGCAGGCCTTCCTCCAGCATGTGGCTCGCGAACTGGTGGCCGTTGTAGTGGTCATAGGGGACCTCGCAGACCGCAAACAGCCTGCTGTCCTCGCGGAGGTCCTCCTCGATCGCGTCGAAATCGTTCACGTTGCCGGGAGTGGCCGTGATCCAGCCCTCCTCGGCCCAGCCCTTGAACTGCGCGTTCGAGGATTCCCCGATCTCGCCTTCGGAGAGGTAGTGCCTGGCAAAACAGTAATAGTCGTCATCGCGCTTGAACAGTGTCACCTTGCTGCAGAAGTCGTGCTGGGGCGCGAGGTCGATCCCGATCCAGCAATGCTCGCCGAGGAAGTCCTCCCTGCGGAGCGAGGGGTCGGCACATTTCGCCCAGGTGTCCATGTTGAAGAGCGCCTTGTCGGCATTGATCCAGACACTGAGCCGCTTGGTCTGAAAGTTCGCCTGGGCCGACGTCATCTGCTGGGCCTTGGCGCACAGCCGCTCCATGTCGTCCGGAAAGACGCTCACGCCATAGTTCGGGTTCGCCTTCGCCCAGACGGCCGGGTCGGTCCAGTCGTCGTCTTCGTCGAGAGAGTAGATGATGCCGAAATAGGTCTCGTCCTCCGTCACCCGTTCGAGGATCTTCGTGAGGTAGGTCCGCTGTTCGTAGCAGATCCCCGAGCGGTCAGATCCCGCCGTCGTGATGTTCCAGAGCAGCGGCTGGCTCCGTGCTCCCGTGGCCGTCTCGAGGACGTCGTACACCTTCCGCGTCCTGTGCGCGTGGAGCTCGTCCACGATTGCGCAATGGATGTTCAGGCCGTCGAGGCTGTTGCCCTCCGCCGAGAGTGCCTTGAAATAACTCGAAGTCGCGACCTGGCTGATCGAGTTCGCCGCGGTGTCCACCCCGAAATGCCTCTTCAGTCCCGGGCTCCGTTCAACCATGCGGTGCGCGTCGTTCCAGACGATCTTCGCCTGGTCTCTGGTAGTCGCCGCGCTGTAGACTTCGGCGCCCTGCTCTCCGTCGGCACAGGCGCAATAGATCCCGACGCCGGCCGAGAAAGTGGACTTCCCGTTTTTACGGGGAACTTCGATATAGACGATTCTGAACCGCCGGAGGAGGGTCTTCTTGTGCACCCAGCCGAAGACGGCCGTGAGGATGAACACCTGCCACGGCTCAAGGCGAATGCGCCCGCCGTCCTTCGCCCAATCGCCCTTGATGTGCGGCAGTTTCTCGATGAAGCGACAGATCCGCGAGGCCCTCTCCGCATCGAACCTATAGGGCCAATCCTTCGACTTCTGTTTATTCAGGTCCTCCAGTTGGCGCTCGCAGGCCTTGATCGTCCACTTGCAGGCAGAGATCTCCCCGGCCGCTACAGCCCCGGCGTACGCCCGGGCGATCGCGACATAGTCCCTTGCCTTTTCCGCCATCAGAGATCCTTCCACTCGTCGCCGGCATCGTCCGGCGTCGTTCCGGCCATCACCCGGGTGCGCGACGACGGAGTCATGCCGAACTCGGTGAGGAACGCCTTCACTCGCTTGAGCGCCTGGTTGGCCAGGGTCGTGTAGGGATTGAAGACGGGAAAACCGCCGGGCGACTTAAGCAGCATCCCGGTCTCGCGGATCTTCTCGATGCATTCGAGGTATTCCATCCACGACTGGACCAGGCCGATGAGCGCCAGGTCGTCCACCTCCGTCAGCACCCCGATGCGTTCCAGTTTGCGGCCGATCCGGAAGTACTCCCTCCGCGCGGCGTCCTTCAGGAAATCCGGACAGGGCGGCAGGCCTCTTTTGGGCTGGGGTTCCGCTCCGCGTTTTCTGTCCTTCCGGAAAGTCCCTTGGACGACCTTCAGCCGGGTCGGCTTGGGCTTTCTTCCAGGCATCGTTTTTCTCTCGTTTTGTTCTGGGCATCGACCAGTACTCCCGACAATCTAGGACCATTGATATTGATTGGGAGACGGGAAGTGAGAAACATCGTTCCACGTTACAAAGTCACCCTCGTGCGGGAATCGCAGATCGAACTTTCGAGCTATGCCCGATTCTCCAACTCCTCGGGCGTGTTCGAAAAGTTTCGCGGCGAATTCGAGGCGGCCGACCGGGAGCATTTCTGCATCCTCACGCTCGACAGCAAGAACAGGCTGATCGGATTCCACACCATCACGATCGGCACTTTGTCTTCCTCTTTGGTCCATCCTCGCGAGGTCTTCAAGGCCGCATTGCTGGACAGTTCGGCGGCGATCATCCTCCTGCACAACCACATTTCCGGGGATCCCGCGCCTTCGCGCGAGGACCGCGAATGCACGCAGCGCCTCGTTAGAGCCGGGAAGATCCTCGGTGTTCGTGTGCTCGATCATATCGTCTGCGGCGAGAGCGAATATTTCAGCTTCGCCGATGCCGGATGCCTCGACCTCGAAGGCTCTCCGGACTACTAAGCGGCGTTCACAACCATCTTTTTCCTCATGGGAGAACATCATGAAAGCACTTGTAGCGACATGGCAAACACAGGGACGGCGGAAGAACGATTTCTGCCACGCAACCGAAGGCGAGTTCGTCACCTTCGGCTCAGAGTGCGATCGGGAGACAGTCGACGGAGTCTGCGGCTGCAAGCGCGCCCTCGTCGGCTTCGACTCGAGCAAGGCCACCACAACCTTCCGGGTATCGGTCGCCGATATCACCGAGGACGGCTTGCGCGACCTGCTCCGCGCGAAGCTGACCAAGGAAGGCTGGATCTCGGAGGCGTTCACCGCGGAGCAGAATGACGAGATGCTTGCCGCCAATGTCTCCGACACGATCAGCCTCTGGAGCAGTTTCGAAAAGTGTCCGGAAGGAACCGTTATAGAGCGCCGCGGCCAGCGCTTCAACGAGCGCAGAGTTTGACCGTTGCCCGATCCGCCCGGCCGGCCCGGACGGTGAGGAGAGCGATCAAGCTCCGGGAGAGCAATCAAGCCTTTCCATTCATTCGGGAGAATCACAATGAAAAGCAAGAAACAGCAGAAGGCAGCGAAGCAGCCCGGAAACGGCAAAGCAGCAGCCGCGAAAACGGCGGTATCCGCCGCTCCGAAAACCACGAAATCCGAACAACCGGCAGCCGAACCGAAACACACCATCAAGCAGCTAGTCATCAGGACACTCGCGGCAAACTGTTCCGCGACGAACGACGAGATAATCGCCGCCGTCAAGGCCGAGTTTCCCAAGTCGGCATTCAAGGACACGCACGCAGCCTGGTACCGGTCACAGGCGCGCAAGGGATTGTTGACGGGGGCGCCGATCGCGATCCCGGCCATGTCCCGAAAGCAGTCCACGACCGCCAAATGAGAAGCAGCGGCAAAACCAGAAGGGGCGGCATTTTGCCGCCCTTTTTTATTTCTGCAGGTTGATCCATTCGTCTTGCTGCCCTGCCTGCCATCATCGTTTGAGGCAGGATCTCCTCCCTGATATGCCGACAGATTCCCTGGGCGACCTCCAGTTGCATCGGTTTTGGTCTCCATCGGCGGTCCACTTTGTTTGAGGCTCAATTCGCAGTGGGGGCAGATATCGACACCCACGGGTTCTCCGTGCCATCTAATCATTTTGGTGTAGAATGTATAACTTACGGCGTGTTTGCATCGAGAAATAGAAAGTGGTAGCCGGAACTGCCTTTGCCTTGCCGAATTCGGTGGCAAACTAAGCATCTGGCAACAGTATGACACTCCACTCCAGTGAGGAGATCATGGAAGAATCAACCTCAACTCCTAGTTCGCAGGAGGCTCATGAGATGAGCCGCGGATTTCGCTATTCGGTCAGCCTAGTTACCCAAGGAAAACACCGCTTCTATACGCTGACAGTTCCAAGTGACGTATTGGCGAAAACTTGTTTCGTAACGACACGCGAAGAAGATCCCGATGAAGGGTTCCAGCGCGTGCTGGACAAGGAACGGGCCCAGCAGATTGCCGACTATATCGATACTGGTTTCGGCTCCATCCCAACTTCGATCATTCTCTCGGCACAACCCGATGCGCAGTTCAGGGCCATTGGCAAAGGAAAAACTGTTGAATTCAGGTCTGCACGAAAGGCCTTTCTCATTCTTGATGGCCAGCACCGTGTGTATGGATTTTCACTCGCCAAGACAAGGCTCCGCGTGCCAGTAGTAATCTATAATGGCCTATCCAAGAGAGACGAGTCCAGACTCTTCATTGATATAAACACAAAGCAGCGACCCGTACCAAATGAACTACTTCTGGACATTAAGAAACTGGCCGAATACGAGTCGGATGCAGAGGCGCTGTTC